CATTTGTGGATGAACGTGTTCTACCGCTTTTGCTTACTGTTGGTAATAGTGCCATATAAATAATCCTATATTCCTGTGAAAGTATTTATAACGCATCATGTCATACAAAGGTCGATACATTCCATCAAAACCACAAAAATATAAGGGCGATTCTTCTAAGATTGTATATCGCAGTCTTTGGGAACGTAAGTTTATGGTGTATTGTGACAGAAGCGACAACATACTTGAATGGGGTTCTGAAGAAATTATCATACCCTACCGTTCCCCACTAGATGGTAAAGTTCATCGTTATTTTCCAGATTTCTATGTCAAAGTCAAACAGGCGAATGGTTCTATCAAAAAGATGATTATTGAAGTCAAACCAAAGGCACAGTGCGGCCCACCAAAACAACCCTCTCGCAAAACCAAACGATTTGTCACAGAAGTTCGCACTTGGGGTGTGAACAAAGCAAAGTGGGAGGCTGCAATTGAGTTTTGTAATGACAGAATGATGGAATTTAAAATACTGACTGAGGATCATTTGGGTTAGTCGTATAAATAGAAGTATGACATACTTTGATGAATTACTAGAAAAGACAGGCGGCAAAGAACGCTCAGTTCGATGGTTTAGAGATAAAATCAGAGAGATGGGCGAACCGCCAACACGACAACTTGTTACTGAGGGGTTGTTATCACAACGACCTCAATACGGCCGTATGAATTTCTTTTTCTATGATGCAAAGGGAAAGAATGAACTACCATATTGGGATAGGTTTCCACTAGTATTACCGATTGGAGTGACACCACAACAAGAAGGATTTATTGGTCTAAACTTTCATTATCTATCAATACCAATGAGACTAAAACTATTGAATGTTGTTGCTCAATATTCCACAGACAATGAAATGAATGAAGATACAAGAATTAGATTGACATGGAATCGTATTAAGAGAAATCCATTAGTCAAACCAACAGTTAAAAGATACCTTGCAAGTCATGTGCAGTCACGTTTTCGTGCTATCACAGCAGAAGAGATGATGGCAGCAGTTCTACTACCAGTACAGAGATTTGTGCCTAGAGGTGTTGAAAATAAGGTGTATGCAGATTCTAGAAGAGCTGCAAACCAAAGGAGACCATAATGTCATTTTTAAACGAATTTATTGCAAACTTCGATCAATATGGTGGTGCAGCATATCTAAACAGATTTGAGTGTCTTATCATATCACCGTTTGAAGCAAACCCAAGTATTACCACTGATAGGTTTGTTTCTTTTAAAGTTGTTTCAGTAACATTCCCTGGCAAGAACATCAGAACAGTAACAAATGAAAACATCTATGGCCCGACACATGAAATGGCACAAGGATTGACTTATGCAGAGTCCGTTTCGTTTACATTTTATCTATCTGGACAGCACGTTGAAAGACAATACTTTTTAAACTGGATGGACTTCATTTACAAACCAGATACATATAATCTAGAATACTATGATAACTATAAAAGAAATATACAATTGTATCAATTAGACAGAGCTGATAAAAGGGTTTCTGGTTTGAAACTTTTAGATTGTTATCCAAAAACATTGGGTGCAATTGAATACGCTCAAGACAGTGGAGATATAGGTACTATTGATGTTGAGTTTGCGTTTAAAGAACATCACATGACAGATGGCAATGGACAAGAACTAACTTCACAAACTATACCAAGAGTAAGTACTAGAACTGGAAATGAAGGCAGACGTTCTTTTGCAGCTTCAGAAAGTGGTACATCTACTTGATTTTTAATAATGCACAATAGGAGATAAATTATGGCATTACCAAAACTCGCTTCGGCGAAATATGAATTGACGCTCCCTTCAACTGGTGAAAAAGTTGAATACCGTCCGTTCCTCGTAAAAGAGGAAAAGATTTTGATGTTAGCCCAACAAAGTGGCGCACAAGCAGACATTCTTAGAGCAGTAGAAGATATTGTTCATGCTTGTACATTTGAGAAAGTAGATTCCAAGAAAGTTCCTTTCTTTGATTTGGAATATATTTTTCTGCAATTGAGAGCCAAATCAATTGGGGAGATATCAACAGTTTCAGTTTTGTGTCCAGATGATGGCAAAACTAGAGTTCCAGTTGATATCAATCTGGAAGAAATTCAATGTCACAAAGAATTGGGGCATGATAACAATATTAAAATTACCGATTCTATTGGTATAGTGATGGACTATCCTAGAGTTGAAAATATATCAGTTATTGATGAAAATCTTGGAGAAGCAGAAACAGCATTTTCGATGATTAAATCTTGCATCAGACAAGTCTACGATAGTGAGAATGTACATGATAGAAATGATATGGATGACAAAGAATTAGATGAATTTATCGGTTCAATGACACACGATCAATTCGTTAAAATTCAAGACTTTTTTAATACAATGCCTAAAGTGAAACACTCTGTTAAGGTTAAAAACCCAAATACTAACGTAGAAAGTGAAGTTGTGCTTGAAGGATTAAATACTTTTTTTTAGTAGCCCTCTCCCACAATAACTTAGAAAACTATTTTAGATTAAATTTTGGGTTGATGCAACACCACAAGTATTCTTTGACAGAGATAGAAAATATGATACCGTGGGAGAGGGATGTATATGTTTCCCTATTACTTCATCATCTTGAAGATGAGAACATGAAGAATCGCCACGCACAAATGAATAAGAAACAATAAATATCACTGAGGAGAATAGTTGTGGCTGAAGAGAAAGAGAAAAAAACTGTTACCGTTGATGCAGCAGTAGCAAAAAAAGATACTAATGGTGATGGACATATCTCACAAGAAGAGATGGAGATGGATTTGGAATTTAAAAGAAAAGAACTAGAAGATGCTGACGCAAGAAGAGATGCTATGCGTCAGATGGCATGGTTCTCTTTATTTGGTATGTTACTATATCCTTTTGCAGTTGTTATTGCAAATTGGATTGGACTTGATCAAGCGTCTAAGATACTTGGTGACATGGCCGCAACATATTTTGTTTCAGTTGCTGCAATTGTTATGGGTTTCTTTGGTGCAAATGCATACGCAGATAAAAAGAAATAAGGTAAATTAAATGGCACAGACATTTGAAGCAGTTGTAGAAGAATTACAAAGTGTTAATAAAAGTACTAACAAACTTGTAAAATTATCTAAAGAAAATGAAAAATCCTCTATAACTGAGGGAACTGGAACTATTCTTAAAGATGATTTGAAAGAAGGTTTTAGTGATCTTATTGGAACTGTAACTGGCCCACTAAAAGCATTTGCTGACTCTGTGCCTGGCTTGGGTACTCTTGGAAAAATATCTAAGAATATTAGTACCAATGCTATTAAAACATTTAAAGAAAATAGAAAAGAAACCAAGTTAGATAAAAAAGAACATAAAGAGACTGTTCTGGAACAACAGGAAACTCAAGAAACTGTTGAAGAAAATGTTGCACTTCAAACTCCTATGGCAGCTGCCCTTGCAGAAATTAACGAGAACACTCGTAAAATGGCAGACTCTTTGGCAATGCAAGGCGATCCAGATGAATTGACTGCTGGTGAAGTTGAAAAAAACAGAGAAGAAGCTAGAGCTCAACAAAAACAAACTGATGTACTAAAACAAGTTGTAGAAAATACAGAAGGTCTTGAAAATCTGCCTGATGGTAAAGAAGAAAAAAAGGGTGGTATTTTTGGTGGCATTATTGGAATGTTTAGTCGTTTTGCCGCATCAATCGCTGCAATTCCAGCAATGATTTCTGGAGTAGTTGCTGCTATCTCTGCTTTTGGTGCTGCACTCGCACCTCTTGCTCTTCCCATTATCGCAGTTGTTGCTGGTATCGTTGCTGCTATTGGATTCATTAAGGGATTTATGGAAGGGTTTTCTGAAGGAGGAATATTTGGTGGTCTCAAAGAAGGTATGATGAAACTCTTCGATTGGTTCATTGCACTACCTCTTAACATACTTAAAGATATCACTGTGTGGGCATTGAATGCTCTTGGTATGGAAAATCTTGCATCAGCACTAGATGCATTTCCACTAGTAGAATCTCTAAGAAAAATGTTTTCCTTCATTGTAGATTTATTCATTGTTCCAATCGGATTCATAATGGATACAATTGGAGGTGTAATCTCATCTATTTTTGGTGGGTTTATGAAACAGTTTGAAAACTTAAAGAATTTCTTCTTGAGTGCCTTTGGTGCAATTGACGATATCTTTGGTGGTATTATGATGATTTTTAGTGGTGATATTATAGGTGGACTTGGTGCAATATGGGATGGTATTAAAAGTCTTATAATGGCTCCTATCAATCTTGTAAAAGATACCATAATGAATATTTTTGGTACTCTATTTAATATTCTTATGGCTCCATTTAATGCACTTAAAGGTGCAATAGGATATATCTTTGGCCCACAGTCTGCACTTGGTGGAGTGTATACATTCTTGGCAGATATGTTTAGTGGATTGTTTGATCTTATAACATTACCATTCAGAAAAGTGTGGGAATTTGTATCTATGATATTCACTGATCCTCTTGCCGCACTTCAATCATTGTGGAATGGTTTAACTGGTGGAGTTGCTAATCTATTAGGATTGATTACAATGCCAATTGATGCTGCAATCAATTGGGTTATGGGTCTGTTTGGATTTGGTGATCCAGATAAACCATTCAGTCTATTAGGATTGGTTGGTGATGCTGTCGGAAGTATTTGGGAATGGTTCAAAGGTTTGTTTTCTTTTGATCCTTCTGGACTCATGGACGGATTGTTCTCTATTGGAAGAATTATGAAAGGTCTTGCTAAAGGTGGATGGGCCGCTGTTAAAGCGATGATGCCTGGAGGCGAAAGTCCAGGCGAGGCATTCAGTAGAGTTTATAATGAAGTTACTTCTGGTGGTGAGGGCAAGATGCCTACTGAACAGATGGAAAGTGAAGAAGGCGATATGTCTGATCCAGCACCAACTATGTCTGCTGATCAGGCGGCTTCAGTTAAAGCACAGATGGATGAGATTCGTGATAGAATTGAAAGATCAAATTCTGGTGAAAATGTCTATACTGGGCCGGATGCAATTGGTAGAAGTGCTGATCTTATAAAACTAAAAATGATGGAAAGGGAGTTTTCAAAATATAATATTGAAGAAGCTCCTACAACTCAAACAGCACAGGTACAAACAGAAACACAAAGTGTTTCTCCAGAAGTTCAGTCTATTGATGAACAACTTGCAAAGGTACAATCACAAAGAGAAGAACTAAAAGAAAAATCTGAAAATACGCCAAAACACAGAAGATTAGAACAGAGAAGAATAAAAGATGCTGATAGACGTTTGGCTCATCAAGAGAAAAGGTTACTTGAACAAAAATCAAATTTAACTGTTGCAGAACCAATTGGTGGACAGAAAGCAGACGTTCAGCCTGTTCCAGAAAGTTCTGCAACTATTCAGAAAACAAATGCACTGAATAAAGAAAATATGACTGCATCAGAAATTTCTAGAGAGTATATGGGTACTGGTGGTAATACAACAGTAGTCAATGCACCAAATAATTCTACTAATGTTACTGGTGGAGGCGGCGGCGCTGTACCTATGCCGGTTGTGATGAGAGACAATAGTTCTGCATCTCAAGCGTCTGTTGTTAATTATTAATGATCGTAGATGTTAGGCCCGTCTTTGACATAGACAGGTTTGCAGTATGCAGTAACCCTGTCTTTAGGGTCTACTCTACTACTATATGAATAATTGCCGTACTGTCTAGGTATTGCTTTCGCATAATACTGACACACATCAGTACTTCTGAA